TATATCTTTCTTATCTGTAAGATCTATTTTTTCAAGTTCAATTTCTTCTCCTGTTGCAGTTTTAGGATCAGACGCATTATCAATTTCATTGTCTTGCGCATCTTGTTGATTTTCTTCTCCTCGTATAACTGAAGCTGCAGGAGTTAGTACTCCTTCGTGTGTAATATAAATATTATTATATTGAGGAACTTCAGATTGTTGTACGTTTTCAGATCTTGAGTAATCTAAATTCATATTAACTTTAGCCGGTATATCTGCCAAGTCTCTTTTAGTTCCGTTTGGAGAATTCTGATCAACTAAAAACTGCGTGTAATTATCCCATGTTATTGTTTCAACCTGTAAGTCGTCAGAAACTCTTACCTCTACGTGTGGAGTATATTCTATTAAATCATTTATATTTATATTAAGAGCTGCTTGTAATTTTTCTTTATTACCTTCTTTTTTAGCTTCCTTAATTAATCTATTTTTTTCTGCTCTTGCTTTATTTCTAGCATCTGTATCAGCTTGTAAATGTCTAGAATGAACATTATAACTTAAAGTTTGTAAAAAAGCTTTAAACTCTTCGTTTATATCTGTATTTTCATTAGGATTATTTAACTGATCTATAGTAATATTTTTACCTTGATTACCAAAATAAAAAGCATCGTTTTGTATGTATAAAGAAAACCCTTGCAGCTTTCTATTTTTAGCCATTTTACCAAAATAAACTATATCTTTTAAAATACCAGTCATAGACTTACCGCCTATATCTGTTTGCCCTTGGCTAAATAATCTTATAACATTATAAATATTATTAGCTTGGCCTGCACTTAATTGATCTAATTTAATAGGAACCATATTTCCTTTATGTGATACATAAGTATGTCCTGGAATAGCAGAATATTCATTACCTGACAATTGAACTATATTGCTTAATGCAACTTTTATATCGATATTCTTTAAGTCTTCTGAATCTAAAACAAGCCTGCCTAAAATTGTTCCTCTAGAATCTGGATTATTATTTTCCCATATAGGATAGCCTTTTCCTTTACCTGATATATAATAATACGCAGGCTTAGCTAATTTTAAAACTTCTTGTCTATTCTTTATATGATTATCTATAACATTTTCTACTTCAGGTTTTAAAGTACCTTCATCTGTAAAATCTGGATGTACTCCATCTTTATAACTTCCAAATCTATATTGATTATTAGCATCATAAACTTGAGAAGATGGCATATTTGTATAAGCAATATTACCATCTATAAGTATTGGATTAAGATTTTTATCTACAAGAACTAATTTTATATCTTCTTTTTCTTCGTTTCTATCTTTATTTTCTGTTAAATCTTTTTCGTATCTATATTGATTTTTCTTTGCATTTAAATCAAAGAATATTATTTTATCTTTTAATTCTTCTGGTATATTATATCTAGTAACAACCATTAATTTAGCACCAGTACTCTTGTCCCAATTATCTAAATTTTCAGATGCTTTGAAAAATCTAAGCTGCGCCATAACATGTTCATATTGCATTTCCTCGGCCTTAGATAATTTCTTTTCAAGTCTTCTTTGATCAAGTTCTCTTTTTACACGAAGAGCTTCAGCATGACTTCCAGCTGTTTTAAGAAATGGAACCTCTGTTAAAGATGGAGATCTTTTTTGATCTTCTTCATATAATTCAGATACAACAGTAGTACTTGTTGAAGTCTCAACATCTTTACCATCTTCTTGAACTTCTTCTTTTGGGTCAGAAGTTATTTCAGATAACCATTGTTCATAAGCTGATAATGAATCTTCTATTTGTCGTTGCAGTTCATAAGACCTATTAAATTCTACTAAATCTTCTTCAACACTTTTAGCAGTATCCTTTAATGCTTGTGCTGTTTCTTTTGATAAAGTATCGACAACTGAAGAAATATTTTTTATTCTAAGATTAATATTTTCTAAATCCTCTACAGCTTTATTATAATCATTCTTATAAATGTCTTCAGATATTCCAGCTCTTATTCCATCTAACCACTTAATACTATCCTCAGTAATCTTTTTAAGTTCTTTTAGTTTATTTAATTGTGTTTTAAATTCTGCTAAATCATTATTAATTAAATCTAAATATTCTGTAACATCATTACCTCGTCTAACTTTATTTATTAACTCTTGAAGAATATCTGCATCTATAATAGTTTTTCCTGAGTCATCCTTTTTTGTAACTAATTCTTTTAAATCATATTTATTAAAATACCCTTTATTAGCTAAGTCTTCATATAAAGATATTTCATTATCTAGTCCTAAAAATTGATATATTAATTCTCTTGCATTGTTTATTGATCCGGGTGTATTAGTAATATCCTCTAAAATTTTAGGATCTGACATTAATGCATGAATAACTTGCATTTTTAAAGAATTGTCTTCTAATGTTTTATAGTCTCTTTCATATGATTGTAACTCTGTTTGAAGCCTAGCCTCTTCTTTTTGTAGGTCTTTATGCTTTTGTAAAGCAGACGCTAGCGAAGCATTTACCTGTCCTCCTATTTTACTTAAGTTAACAACTAAATTTCCTTGTTTTGATTGTTGATTTTGTATTGCTTTTGTAACCTCTAATAATTGTTCAGAGATTTCCATAAGTTTAAAACCAAGCTCATAAGAATCATCTAAACTTTGTTTAAGTTTTTGAGCATAGTTTTCATTTAAGACATCAATAACTGATTTAATTTTTTCTAATTGTAAATCTTCGTTAGAAAGATTTGTAATATTGTCTGCATTTTCTAACCAGTCAGGACTTTTAGTAGTGTATTCTGTAACTTTATTTGCTAGTTCTTTTTCAATTGCTTCTTTTCTTTCTCTATCTTTTAAAGTTTTAGGATCTCCTATAAGCTCTAATTCCTTTATTAATTTAAAGGTTTCTGGATCAGGCATTAATACTATACCTTTATTTGAATTTTCTTTATAGAAAGCCCTAGTTTTTCTTTTCTTACCTTTTTCATCTGTATATTCAACTTCAATCATTTTGCCTCTATGCTTTCTGGCATTACTTTTTTGAAGCTCACTCATATTTTCTAATTCAGCTGTTCTAGCTTTATCAGAAATTACTTTTTCTATTCTTTGAAAAAGATCTTTCTCTGCATTTTTATCTACAAGTTGTTGAACTAAATTAAGAGCTTGATGTCTAGCAGCTCTTATACGTCTTAAGTCTTGTAGTTTTTGTATTAAACCTTCTTTATTTTGTTCATACCCTGAAGGATCTTTTTTTCTATAGTCATCTAATAATTGACGCTCTTCTGAAGAAAGGTCTGGTTCTATACCTTTTTTAAATCCTTTTTGTAATGCTACTATTTCTTTATTTAAAGATTCTAATTGCTCTACAATATCATTAAACTCAGATTCCATATTATTAGCTGCATAATATTCTCCAAGTTTTTCTAACTCTTCTTTTTTTGTTAGCATTTCTGCATACACTGATAAAACATCTCCAGGCTTATTAAATTCTTTAATACCTAATTTTCTTTTAAGAGTTTGAGCTGGTTTAGAATTCTCTACTACATCTGCAGCTTCACGTCCCATTTTCTTTTTAATCCAAGACAATGTTTTTGTTGCAAAGTTTTGTGCTCCTTTTTTTACCTCTTCATTAGATTTAGAATCATTATATCCTCTATCATCTACTTCTGTCATAGAGGCCCCAGTAATTTCTTCTACTGCTCTTATTAATAAATCTTCTCTTGCATCTTTATCTTTTGCGCTAGAATATGCATGTACTAGCATTTTTCTAGCATTATCAGATATATCTAAATTTGATGTATTATCATATAAGTTTTTAATATCATTAGCTCTTTTTGCATGACTATCTGCTACTTTATCTTTTCTTTCATTTAAGAATGCATCTTTTTCAGATTCAGTCATATCTTTAATTTGGTTGTCATATCCAAACATATGAGCAAAACTTTCATTATCCATGCTTCTAATATCTTCTATACTTTGAAGAGCATCTGCATAATAACCTCCTTGTAATCTGTGAAAAATATAACTAAAGAATGCATCATGATCTGCATTTTTATAAGAAAAATCGTTATCTGTAGCAATAGCAAAATCTCTTTTATTAGCAGCATTTTTTTGATCAACTAGCATGTCAAAGTTACCTTTGATTGCTGAGATTGCATCAGGATTTTCGTTCATATACCCAGCAAGTAAATCAAGATTTTTTCTTTTTTGTTTAAATGATATTACCTGATCTTTAATACCACCGGTCCATCCAAGTCCCCATTCACGTTTACCTGTTTTCTTATTAGTTCTTATACCTGTTGGCAGACCCATTGACCCTAAAAGAAATCCCATAAATATTTCTTTTTGACCTTCAACGCTTCCATAAGCATTAGCCATATTATCCCAACTGTTATTTAATACACCTCCTACACCTTCTAAAGAAGTTGGATTTTTACCATCTAAATAATAATCTTCTGCTGCATCTATTCCTGCATGCCTTAAAACATTTTGCCCTCCTTCTTCTACAAACCCTTCATACAAACCTGTTTTACCCAATGTCCATGCCCACGCTCCAAAATTTCTAAGGTTACTAAAATCTTTATATTTAGGTATAAATTTACCTGCATCTTTTTTAATATTTTTCCAAAACCCTTTAGCAAAATTTTGTTTAGCATTTCTCATACCTACTCCGTAGATATTTTTAAATACTAACATATTACTATATCCTACTAATGCTGTATTCATAGCAAATACACCATTTGATGTAGCTGTTGCTATTTCTTCTATTTCTTTGAGATCATCTTGATTAGGAGCTTCGCCTGTAATTTCTGTATGTTTTCTAATTAAACTATCTATAGTTTCATCAAAGTTATGACGAGCTTCTACACCGGCTTCATAAAATGCACCTGTTAACATTCTTCTTGCTCCAGTTGCGCCCTTAGCAAGTAAGTTAAATCTATCTAATTGTTTAAGTTTTTGAGCTCCAGAAACAGCTGTTTGTGTATATTGAGCATTTCTAAGAGCAGCTATATTTTTTATTTTATTAGTAGCTGTTGCTGCTAATCTAGTTCCCATTAAATATTTACCAGTACCTGCTGTTATAAACTCAGTTAATACTGCACCAGCCATAAAACTAAGTCCTTGCTGCAGTTGATCAGTCCAGAAATTTGCTGATCTTAATTGTTTACCCAAAGGTGCACTATTTTCTGCTTGGGTATAATAATGAGGAAATTTTTCACCCATAGCCTCATTTATACCATCTAAACTTCTTTGAAAATCATTATTAAAAAACTTATGAGCTGCACTTCCATCAAATCCATTATCTACCCCTTCCTGAATCATTTTTGATAAACCGTAAGGTATTCCAATTATAGCTCCTGTTATATTAGTAAAAAGACCAGCACCAAACTTAGGAATAGCATGTCTTATTTTTTCTCCTACAGGCTGATTCATAGCCCTTCTGTCATCTACAGTTTCATCTAAAACAGAAAAAGGCTCATCAATGTATTTAGAATATTGATGATAATCAATAGGTACTTCTCTAGCTCCTGTTGGACCTCTTAATATATCAGCGGCATTAGAGCCTGTAGCAGACCCGCTTGGAGCATCATATATTTGTCCTCCAAATCCAGTCATTTCAGGAATTGTAGATGGTTCAGGAATAGTAGATACTAGATTATTAGAATCTACTTCTTGAGCATCTCCTGGTAATATTAGATCTTGTTCATCTACTATACCACCATTAGATTTTTTTATTCGTTTTTTGTCCATAAACAGGTTTTTAATTGCTAAATATT